TTCTTTCATCTATTAACTTTCTGGCTTCCGTCAGGTCACGAGAAAGAAAACAATTAACGAGTGACATTATGGTCTCAAACCATAACTACCGTAGTTGAATGCCGCAGGATCATTAAATTGACCACGTTGATAGTGTGCGTTATCTTTACGTAGTTCTAAAATGATTGTGTAGCTATCACCATTGCCCATACCACGTGTAGTGATACCAATATTACCGTTTGAACCGGCGGCACCTGCTGTTGGATTTGGAATTGTAATCCAATTACCAGCACCATCATACTCACCATTCGAATTCAAATAGAATATAGTATTTGATGCTGTTGCAGACCAAAACAATTCCACATCTGTATTAGAAGTGCCTGGAGTATCGTACCACATTCTGTTTACAGATAAACCGTAATATGGAAGTGTTGTGTTTGCAGAACCACCCTGTGTGTTAGCTACAAGAAAACCATTGGTAGCCAATGCGCCAGACAGTGAGTTAGCTGTAATTCTTGATGTGTTAGATTCTTGACCTGTGCCATCAAATCTAGCTGTCAATTTAATAACAACGTGTTGTGTATCATCTTTTAATACGTTAATTCCAAATACGTTTGCCATTTTTATTCCTTAGAAAACTTTGCGATAGTTTGAAAATGTTTTGCCGAGGCTTCCAACATATCCAGCATCTTCGCTTTATTAGCCTCATTAATTTTTTTGTGTAACTCCATCATCTGTTTTGCCATTTGAGGAGTTATCTCCGATGTTGAACCATCCATGTGTTCTACAACAATGGATTTCTTGTCTTCATTTACCTGTTTAATCTTATCAAAAACAGTTTCTTCATTAGCAGACCATTGCATATCTTCATACGGAACAGTAACATACTTGTTAATTTTATCTACGTAATAAAGAGCAACACGTTGACCATTTGGAAATTGGCGTACAGATTTTCTACGCATAATTAAAACGGCAGGTGGATCCAGTTCACGTGTTTGAGAAGTTTTACCTTCCATAACCGGAGTTGAAGTTGCCACTAAAGCACGGTTGTTTTTTAACTTCGAAAGAACAGGATCGTGAGCATTTATTTCATGTCCGGCCGCATGTAATCTCTGAACATCATTAAGTTGTTCCATGATTGGAGCAAGATATTCTGGATGATGTGCGTGAAACATAATATGTGCCGCATAGTCACCGAGGTCAACGGTACCACGTTTCTGAATATCTAAATGATGGTGTAATTCTGTCGGCGACAGCACACCATCTCCATTTTCATCTGGAGAACTTTCTTCTATAACTTCTCGCTGAAGAAAATCTTTTAGACTTTTCATTATTCCGTTTCTGTTTCAGGTTGATATTGTGCAATTAAATTTTGTGCCAATTGTTGTTTACGTTGTTCAATCGCATCAAAGATTTTATCATTGATTTCATTATACAAAGCATCACGCATTTTTACTGCATCATCTTGAAATGCATAATCAACTACCGTTTTAAGATTATCATTCATATTCTTCTCCATTAATAATTAAATATTTATAACACTCTTTGAAGCATACGCATCGTTGGAGTGTAATCATTGTTTAGGCTTAAATCGCCTTTAGGTGTTTGTGCATTATCTTGTGGTGATGGATTTGGAGCAGGCACTGGTGCACCGCCTCCACCGCCAGCACCTGCGGCGCCAGCACCATCAGGATTCATCAACTCTTGTTGTCCTTGCTGTGCAATTTGCATTGGATCCATAATTAGACCGGCAGCTTTTTCTTTATCAATTTGTTTTTGCATCTCTTTAATGTCATCGTCAGATAGACGTAGAACATTACGTTGAATCCATTCCATAGAATAGTAGCGACCAACATATGGATCAACTGAACCGAGAAGTGATAGACGCTCACGTACCAATTCTGCTTCTTTTAATTCGGCAAAGTTATTGTCTTTTAAGAAATCGAAATAAATGTTTTCTTTAAAGTCATCAAACTCATCTGATGTGCAAATACCCTTTAGTACACACTGTACACGGAGTGCTTGTGAAAATATCTCTGAAAACTTTTGGCGTTGACGATCCACAAACTTACCGAACTTAACTTCGTCACGTGATATTTCGCCAACACGACCTAATGAGAAGCCTGAACTTTCTGGATTCAAACGTGAAACTGGAACGTTGAGTGACTTGTATAGTTTCTTTTCGAAATACTTAACGTCTTCTAATTCACCTAAGTTCTGTCCACCAGGTAAAGTGGTAATCTCTGTACCTTTACCGCCTTCACGGCGAGGGAGCCAGAAGTCTTCCATCATTGAAAGATGTTTACGGTCATCACGTACTTCACCTGTCTGTGCATCATACACCAACTTGTTTTTATACTTGACCATAATATCACGGAGATACTGCTCTGCTTTCAACTTTGGTAGATTACCTACGTCAATGTAGAAGATTCTACGTTCAGGCGCACGTGAGATACGATAGATAACAGTTGCATCTTCAATCATTCGCAACTGGTTTAATGGTTTAATGGCTTTATGTAAGTACGATAACACAACAGCACGGCGGGAGTCCATCAAACCGGAGTTGATATTAATGATTGCATCTTTAGCGATACGAACACCAACTGGTCCGTAGCTTGAAGATGTTCCCGAAACTACCTTATCATTATAGATGTAGTATTCGTTGACAGTCTGCACAACATCAACTGATGTTCCCGTGTCTTTATCTTTTTTGATTTCACGTATCTTACGTATCTTACGTGGATCAATATATCTGAGTGCTTTAATACCGTCTTGTGGACTTTTATCATCGAGAATGATGTGATAAAAAAGTCTTCCGTCAATATAGAATCTACGGAAAGTATCGGTAGACATGTTTTGGTAATTTAACAATCTAAGAACAACACCGAATTCTTCTTCGATTGCTTTTTTAATTTTCTCAGGTTGCTTCAAATCGTCCATGATAATACGAACAGATTTTCCGTCATCGTTCTGTACAATTGCTTCATTGACAATATCATCAACCGCAGATTCAATCTCTGGTTGCATTGCCATTTCACGATATCGGGAAATCAACTCGACTTCGTTTTTTGCTGTGCCATCTAAATCAACATATGTGCCGTAATAAGCGGCTGACGAAATGGTTAAAGCACCATCTTCATTAGAAGGTGGAGCAAAGGTTTTCTCCGACTGCTGTTCAAGGTCAGCCTTTTGTCTGGAGATTTGGAAACCGAAAAGATTTAGTGCCATATTAGTTTATTTCCAATTCAAGTAAACATAAAGGGGGGAATTAATCCCCCATATAATTAGGAAGTAGAGTCGGATTCCCACCACTGATATGCTAGGGTTGCTGTAAATTCTTCGATAGCATCATTAGAGCCCCAATCCAAATCAATTGGTGACAAATCGACTGGGAATATTCCAACAAATTTATATGTCTTCAAAATATTACCAGCTTTGTCGAATTGGTCAACCTTAGCGTCAACTGAATAGCCTGTTGGACTACCAGCAGTTGCATTACGCAAGTTACCACCATGAGAATTAATACCATTCATCCATGATTCGAATGCTCTACGCACTTTGAAGTTTTCATCATTGATGATTGTGATTGTCCAGTCAGCAAAGTTTCTGTTTCCAGCAAACTTCAACTCACGACCAAAGTAATATAGTGGAACAGTACCAACAGTTGAACCTGGCAATTGTGCAGTCTTGCAAAGGAATGTTAGTGCTTGTCCAGAATTCACTGGGTCGATAGTGAAGGTTGGAAAAGTCATTGTGACTTGGAACAGGTTAGGGCGGGCACCATCTCCGATGAGATTTGCACGAAACTCTGTTACGTTAAAAGCCATTATTGTCTCCTATTTCTTATTATTTATTACACAGAGCCAACGATTTCATTGAAACTTACACCGGTGCGTACAGCAACAAAGTTCAACTGAATGTAGTTGATAGAACGTGCAGGCTTGATGTAAATGTCACCAATGAATTTGTTAGAATCTATGACTTCAGGTGTATTATTTGTGGTATCGCAAACAACACGGTAGTCATAAATGCCACGGCGACCTTTAACGTCACGTAGGAATGGCTCAACTAAAGCAATAAATTGGGCACGGGTAAACTCATCATTCAATTCGAATAGAGAATACTTAGATGCTGATGCAATTGCTTTTTCTAACACAATGAACAATCTACGAACATTAATACGGCTGAATGCAGATGGTTGTGTTATCAAAGTCTTGTCGCCATACAACATTGTACCTTGACCAGGGAAAGAAACAACTGGGTTAACACCAACTGAATAAATGGCATCACGTTGTGCTTGTGTTGGATTCCATGCCAATTTAACAACGTTTTTAATTGCACCACGACTTACGCCTGCTGGTGAGAACCAAGGATCACGTGTTTGGTCTGTACGAACACATAGTCCAGCAATATCACCGTTCAATGGAATCCAACGGTACACATTATTATACTTGTCGAATTGGTATTTCCAACCAGAATCCGCAACAGCATATGTTGAAGCACGTGCCAATGTTGTAATCCAAGTGGTAACAGAAGTTTCAGGAGTTGCGCCGCCAACAATACCAGATTGTGGTGGAGACAAGAACGTTATACAATCTTTACGTGCGGCAGCAATAGAATCGAT